GAAGGTACTTTTTTCTTTAGCGGGTTCGCTATGCTTTTAGCCTTAGGTAGACAAAATAAGCTTCAAGGAATATCAGATCAAATAAAATACACACTGAGAGATGAAAGCTCACATATAGCTTTCGGAACTTATGTGATTAATACAATTATTGAGCAAGAGCCCTCTATTTGGACTAAGAAAATGCAAGATGAATTTGTAGAGCATATGAAAAAAGCAGTAGAGCTTGAAATCGCTTATGCTCACGACGTTTTACCCACAGGAATTTTAGGGCTTAATGCGGATATGTTTGTTGACTATATGCATTACATAGGTAATAGGAGACTAGAAGCTATAGGGCTAGACTATAGGTTTCCGAGCGATAAAAACCCCTTCCCTTGGTTGGGTGAAGTTGTAGATGTTCAAGCAATGGGCAACTTTTTCGAGAGAAGGGTTCGGGAGTACCAACAAAGCGGCTCGCTTGACGACGATTTTTAATTTTGGTTATTAGTTATGGCCAGCCGCCTACGGGCGGCTTTTTTGTTTATAGGCTTGACAATATAATTTATTTCTGCTAAAATGTATACATGTTACCATTATTTAAAAGTCATTTCTCAATAGGAAAAAGTATTCTAACCCTAGATGACCCATCTAATCATAAAGAAGGGAAATCTGACAGCGTTTTCTCTATAGCTAAAGATAATAATCTCGATAGGGTTGTCCTAGTAGAAGATTCCCTAACAGGCTTTCTTCAGGCAAAAAAAATAGCAGACTCAATGGGAATTAAATTAGTTTTTGGGTTAAGGTTGGATATGTGCGAAAATGCATTAATAAACCCAAAAGAAGAGTCTGTAAAATCCAGACATAAAATAGTTATCTTCGCAAAAAACTCCGAAGGTTGCACTTTATTGAATTCAATATATAGCGAAGCTTTTTCGGAATCGTTTAATGCGGTTGATCAGAAAATTCTCAAAAAACACTGGAGCAATAAAAATTTAACCCTCGCAATACCTTTTTATGATTCGTTCATATTTAATAATACAATTAAATTTAGCAGCTGCACGCCAAATTTCTCATTCACGAAGCCAACATTCTTTTTGGAGAACAATGGCCTTCCGTTTGATTTATTACTAAGAGCGAATGTGCTAAAATTCTGCAAAGAAAATAACTTCAATACAGAATTAACAAAAAGCATTTATTACAAAAATAAAAAAGATGTATCAGCTTTACAAACATACAAATGTATAACAGGTCGTACATTTGGAAATAAAACATTATCAAAACCCAACCTAGATCATTTCGGCAGTGACGAATTCTGCTTTGAGAGCTGGAAAGAGAATAACTAAATGAAAGAAACATTACTCAGATTCAAAAAGAAACAAAAGTATTTACTATTTGATTACGAAACATGTAATCTAAATTTAATTTCTGGCCACAACAAACCTTGGCAACTGGCTTTTTTGGTTGTAGACGGCGGTAAAATTGTAGAAGAAAAAGATTATTGGTTAAAGTGGGATGACTTAAGGGTCTCGCCGGAGGCAGCAAAGATCACGGGATTTACTGAAGCGAAATATAAAAAGAACGCGGTTGACCCAAAAGAAGCGTTAGAGCATTTTGAAAAATATCTTTATGACGATTCATATATTAAGGTCGGGCATAATTTATTGGGCTTTGATGTATATATGCATAATTTGCATAGAAAATTGATCGACCCTAAAGCCAAGTCTGATTTTAGTTATTCAGAACAGTTAGTCGATACACTCTGCCTAGCCAAGGCTGTAAAAAAACAAATTAAATTAAATAAAGAGGATAACCTCCTAGCCTGGCAGTATAGATTAAACCATTTAATTGAAAGAGGGCTCTCCTGCAACCTTAAACAGTGCTGCAAGGACTTTGACGTTCCTTTTGACGCAACCAAATTACATGACGCATTATATGACATTAGAGTTAATTATGAAGTTTTTAAGAAAATGATATGGGAGATAGAAGTATGAGTTTTATAGATCAATTTACAGACTACAAAGAGTGTTGCCCTCCAGGCGTAAGGTTGCCTGAGATTGAAATCGAGCAAAAGTATTATGATATTCTCGAAGCAGATAATACCATATCTAATTACGACTTTCTTCGTAAGCTATGCCATAAAGGAGTATACGATAAAGGAATAGATAAATATAAAAATAAAAAAGATTATTTTGATCGTGCAAAATCAGAATTAAAAATATTAAATGAACTAGGTTTTATTGATTATATTCTTTTGAATTGGGATATTATTAATTTCTGCCATGAAAACGATATTCCTACTGGCCCAGGAAGAGGGTCTGCGGCAGGTTCGCTTGTTCTTTATTTAATTGGCGTTACAGACGTAGATCCCGTTAAGTATAACTTATTCTTTGAAAGATTTGTATCGAAAAGCAGAGCGAAGAAAATAGAACAAGATGGAGTAACTTACCTAGATGGAAGCTTATTAGCTGATGTTGATAATGATATTGCATACGAAAGAAGGATAGAAGTTATAGAATACATCGAAAGAAAGCACCCCTCTAGAACCGCGAAGATATTAACCCTAAACACCTTAAGCGGAAAGCTTTGTGTTAAAGAGTGTGGTAAAATTGTGGGTGAATTATCAGAGCAAGATGTAAATTTAGTTAGCTCAAATATTCCAAAAAAGTTTGGAGTTGTCGTACCGATATCTACTGCGATAATTGAAAGTGAAAAATTCGCAGAATGGTCAGCTGAGAATTCAGAAGTTTTTGAAATAGCTTTAAAATTGGAAGGTTTAAATAAAAACACAGGAGTACACCCAAGTGGTATTGCGATTTCTTTTGATACAATAACTGATATTTGCCCCGTGCAAAAAACTAATGATGGAGCATTGGTTACGGGTTACGATATGAACTGGGTTTCAGAATTAATGGTTAAGTTCGATATTTTAGGGCTCAGAACCCTTAGCGTTATATATGATGTATGCAAAAATATCGAAGAAGATATATCCGAGCTGGACTTAAATAACCCTGATATTTTCAAACCCTTGCAATCTCTCAAATCTCCGCATGGACTTTTTCAATTGGAGTCTGATACAAATTTTAGAGTTTGTAAAAAAATAAAACCTAGAGACCTTGAGCAATTAAGCGCAGTAGTTGCAATTGGCAGACCAGGAGCTTTAGACTTCTTGGATTCTTATTCCACATATTCGCAAACTGAAGAACCTCAGGTTATTCATGAATTTTTTAGGGATGTTCTTGATTATACCGGAGGAATTCCGCTTTATCAGGAGCAACTTATGCAAATGGCGGTAAAAGTTGGTTTCACCTTGGATGAGTCTGAACAACTGAGAAGAATTGTAGGTAAAAAGAAAATTGATCAAATGCCGGCGTGGCAAGCTAAGATTCAGCAAAAAATAATCGACAATGATTTACCGACTGAAGTGGGAGATATCCTTTGGAGTGTCGCAGAAGACAGCGCAAACTATTCATTTAATAAATCTCATTCTTTGGCGTATGCGACTCTTGCGGCATGGACTACTTATTTAAAATTTAAACATCCACAGCAGTTTTTTATATCTTTACTTAGGATGACCAAATATGAGCCAGCCCCTCAAGAAGAAATCTCCTCGATATCCAAGGAGCTTTCTAACTTTGGAATCAAACTGCTGTCTCCAGATTTAGCTAAATCAAAAATGGATTTTTCGATAGAGGGTAAGGACATCAGGTTTGGATTAAATAGCATAAAAGGAGTTAGCGAGAAATCTTTACAATCACTAAGAGACTTTCGATCGAGTGAAACTCCAAATAAATACGATATATTTTTAGCAGCAAAGCAGGCTGGTTTGAATATTGGAATACTATCTTCCCTAATTCAAGCAGGAGCCTTAGAGAGTAAGGGTTCAAACAGATCGCTTATGGCCCTCGAGGCGCAGGCATTTAACCTTTTAACGGAAAGAGAGAAGAGAAACTTCATCCTATTAGGTGAAGAATATGATTTTAAATTACTAAATTGCATATCGGATGCTAAAAACCAATCCATGGTGGGAGAAGATGGAAAGCCATTAATGAAAGAGTCAAGGTTTAAAACATTTAAAAAGAAATACGACTTGTATAAATCAATTTACGATAAAAATAAAAGGTATGAAACATTCGCCAATTGGTATTTCGAAAATGAACTTTTAGGATATAGCCATAGCTCAAGGCTAAAGTCTTGTTTTACCGATACTTTTAAAGATTTAAAAGATTCTGTTGACTTGGAACTTATGAATTTAGATGAGACAGGTAAGTTTATCGGAGTTATAGAAGACTGCTTAAAGGCTACTTCGAGAAACGGTAATAAATATATTAAGCTTCAAATTGCAGATGAAAACGGGAGGTACAGCGCCATGTTGTTAAACTCAAGAAGGGGTAATTTCTACGACAGGTATTTTGAAAAAAACAGCAAAGCTCCAGCTAAAAAAAATATTGTAGTGGCTTACGGAAGAAAGGCGGAGGATATAATATTTCTAGACTCGATAAAAATTATGGACGAAAAGATATACATGAAAATGTCTGAAGTCAAGTGAAACAGGTGTAAAAGATGAAGATGACTCCAAAACCTAACTTTACGCCGCGCGCTCAGCAAGCGATAAACGAAGCTAAAAAAGTTGCCAAAAAGTATCAAAGCGAATTCGTATCAATAGAGCATTTATTTTTCGGAATGGTAAAATTAAATGCAGGAATTTTAAGCGAAATATTATATTTATTAAACATTAATCAAGAACAACTTAAAAAAGTAGTGGAAGATGAACTATCAATTGGGCTTCAAAACTTAGAGTTTTACCCCAAAGGGAATGAATCCCCTTCTTATAGTGAAGATTTCCATCTCATACTAAAAGTTTCAGCCTCAATAAGCGAAAAGCTAGAGCATGAATATGTAGGTTTAGAGCATATTCTTTTGGCTTTATTGAAATTTGAAGATTCTTCAATTCCTAGCTTTTTTAAATCTTTTAACGCGTCAGAAGAAGATATTATATCAGAGGTTAGAGAGTACCTGCATCTTTCTAAAGACCATACGACCAAAAAAAAAGAAAAACCTTACTATTCAACCCCTAAGCCAAAAGTGAAAGACACTAGCCTTCAGAATTTAGAAAAACATGCGCTAAACCTTAATTTCCTTGCGATTCAAGGTAAATTTGATCAAATAATAGGGAAAGAAGAAGAGGTTTCTAGCGTTTGTGAAATTTTATGCAGAAGAACTAAAAATAATCCGGTGTTACTCGGTGAGCCAGGGGTTGGAAAAACGGCTATAGTAGAAGGCTTAGCCCAAAAAATAGTTAAATCTGAAGCCCCCGATTTCTTACTTGGCAAGGTTATATATTCCTTAGACTTGGGGTCCTTAATAGCTGGCACTAAATACAGAGGTCAGTTTGAAGAAAGGTTAAAGAATATTATTGACGAAGCTAAAAAAAACAAAAGTATAATTTTATTTATAGACGAAATACATACTCTTGTTGGGGCTGGTAGCGCAGAAGGTAGCATGGATGCAGCTAATTTACTTAAACCTCTACTTGCAAGAGGAGAGCTGAAGTGCATTGGGGCGACAACTCAAGACGAGTACAAAAAGAGCATTCTTAAGGATGGAGCTTTGGACAGAAGATTTCAATCGGTAAAAGTTAATCAGCCAAGTAAGGCGGAGACAAAGAAAATCATATCCGGAATAAAAAGAAAATACGAACAATTTCACAGCATACACTACCCTGAAGAAACTCTTGATTTAATTATTGAATTAACTTCTAGATACATGGTAGACAAACAATTCCCTGATAAAGCTATTGATGTTATGGATCAAGCGGGCTCTAAAGTAAAAATAAAAAACATTCAGAGGCCAGAAGAAGCAAAAGATATAGAAAAAAAACTAGAAAACCTCGCTCTAAAAGAATCTAATATGGAAATGATCGGAGCCTCAAAGACTTTGATTGAGGACGAACAATTATTTTTACTGGAAGAGTACGATAGAATTATAGAAAAATGGGTTAAAAAAACTGTAAAATCTAAAATACAAGTCACCAAAAAAGATATATTTGAAGTGATCTGCGCAAGAACAGGTGTGCCCGTCAATGAAATGTCTGAAAAACAGTCTACAAAACTCCTTTCTTTAGCTAAACATTTAAATAAGAATATTATCGGGCAAGAAGAATCTATAAAAGAAATTTCCGAGTCGATTTTAAGATCAAAATCCGGGCTGCAAGACCCAAAAAAACCAGTCGGAAGTTTTTTATTGGTTGGGGCAAGCGGAACAGGAAAAACTCATACAGCAAAATGTATTGCAAAATTTGTATACGGCGGAGAAGACAAACTTATTCAGTTAGATATGAGTGAGTTTTCTGAGAAAATTTCCTGCAGCAGATTAATTGGGGCATCGCCAGGTTATGTTGGGTATGAAGAGGGAGGGGAGCTAACGGAAAAAGTAAGAAGAAACCCATACAGCGTAGTGCTATTTGATGAGATCGAGAAAGCTCATCCAGAGGTCTTAAATATATTATTACAAATTCTTGAAGAAGGTTTCGTAACAGATAACTCGGGACGAAAGATTAATTTTAATAATTGCATAATTATACTCACAGGAAATGTGGGTAGTGAAAAAATAATAAAACCGTCGATAGGTTTTGGAAATTCTACTGATCACGCCAAAGATAAACTAAAAGAAGAATTGAAGGTGTTCTTTAAGCCAGAGTTTTTAAATAGATTAAATGAGATTATTATGTTTGACAATTTCAGCATTAAAGAATTGATGCAGATAACCAAGTTAGAAATGAACAAAATTCAAGAAAAACTAAAAATCAAAAATATAAATATATCGCTAACTCCATCGTTAAACAAGCACATATCAGAACAAGCTGAAAAAGAAAAAATGGGAGCGCGACCCATACAAAGATTAATTCAAAAAAACATAGAAAATAAACTATCCACGCTTCTCTTAAGTAAAGAGCTTACAGAAAACCAATCAATAAAATTCTTTATAAATAAAGGCGAAATTACTTACAAAATCAAGGAAGAATAGGTTTAATTGGGTCACTCACTTCGGGAGATCTTGGCTCCATTGGGTCCTCAAACTTTTCTCCGGGGTTTTGGCCAGAAGTTGGTTTTTTTCTGGACGAGTTAAAGACTTGCATGCAAGCCTGGAACCTGTCCGTTTGAACTGGGTATCTTTTTTTCATGTTAGCGTCTAGAATACACCTAGTCACAAATTGATCGCCGCTTTCTGAATTGACTGGAACTGGGTATCTTTTATCTTGATTTGTCAAAAAGTTATTATCCGTATCTTGCTCAAGATCTTCTTTTTTACTAGGAAATATATCCTCATATTCAATATACCTTATTGATTCATCAATAGCTTCGTATGCAGAAGTGATATTCTTCTTTACTGAATCAGGAAGCTCCCTTTCTTCGCTGATCATATCGTAAAGTAATCTAGCTTTTTTCCAAATGTGAAAAAGTTCTGATTTTGCTTTTTTATAGATTGAATCTGCTCTTGTTTCGTTCATTTTTTCTTTCATTGTATTTTGTAAATTTATTCTTGTTCTGTCGGCGAGTCTTTCCCAGAGACTTGTTTTGGCTTTGCTCCGTATAGATTATATGCATATATTAAGTTTTTTAGCCTCTCTTGTGAGGCCACATATGCATCATGATAATATTTAGGCGTGGGGGTGTTTGGTTTTTTAATTACAGAATCTCCCTCTTGAATCATTATCCAACCTGCAGTTTTACCATCTCCATCCATTTTTCTTAAAGCGTTTCTTTCCGCTTTTCTATTATAGTTAGATAAATACATCTCGCTCAATATAGTCTGCTCTTCTAGCATTAGTCCGTCTGGGTTGTCTCCGCTAAACGAAGTGAATATTAAAGTGTTGAGCTCCCCTAAGTGCCCCTCTAGCCAACCAGATATTAATCCGATATCCACATCTCTTTGTGTTCCGTGGGCATGAAACCCTAAATCTTGATCGTAAAGATTTACGGCAAGTTTTCCGATATTCGTTTGTGGATTAATAGGTGGGTGGGCCATTTTAACCTCCTAGGTAATCAAGAACTTCCTTATGCTTTGGGTTGTTTGGGTCAAGCTTGATGGGCTCCCCCATCACCTGAACACTTCCTTGGCCAACCAGGCTTGACTCAAAAGCTCTTTTGATTTTATTCTTTAAAACGGTTTTGTTTCCAGACGGAAACACTCCAGCTTTTACAGCGAAAGATTGAAGGTCAGTCAGGTTCATGTCTTCTAACATTTCTTTAAATATTCTTTTATCGTTAGTCTTAAAAGGGCTTATTTTCTTTACCCCTAATATATCTTCTAATTCCCTAGCTCTAGAAATTTTATCTTCGTAGCTTTTTCCTGTTGTTTGGTTTAGATCTTCAAGTTTTGCGCTTTTTTTTGCGACAGACTTGCTCGATTTTTTTGTTGTTTTTTTGTTTGCCATAATTTGTACCTTTTTCCTTTGTGTATTAATACACTATATAATAATGATTTTAAATAAAAAATCCACCCCAGTTGCCTGAGGTGGACTTTTATAAAACGTTAATTCTATTAAAATTAAACGATAAGACCAAGTAGCACTCGATCGTCGATGATCATGCGACCCTCTTCAAGAGAGCCGTAGTAACCGATCTTAGATTGACGTGTTACGAATTGGTCGTCAGCGATAAGAGAAAACTCATCTCCGGACTCGGAGTCGGTGGCGACTGCGCGAATCATAGATTCACGTGACAAGTCAACGCCGACAATAGCTTGCTCAGTGCCTTGAATTCCTTGAGCTGTACCACCGTTAGCAGGAACTGAATAGTTATCTGCGTAAGTAGTTGCTCCAGCAGCAGTACTGAAAACAGTGTTCCATTTTTGCCCTTCACCCATTTCATTATACTCTTGAATGGATACTCCGTAGAACTCAGGGATTCCTGCGCTATTGAAAACTGCGTCGCGCATAGTATCTGTACCAGCGATTCCGTCTCCAGCAGTTGGTGCTCCACCAGCTCCGCCAATTGTGTTAATTGGGTTATAAGCTAAACCGCGAATTTCTTCTACGATTTCAGGGGAAACCAGTAAATCTGTAATTCCACGACCACGGCGTTCTGCAGGCGTTCCACCATTCCAAGAGGTATTGATTCTCTTAGCTTTAGTAAAAAGCTTGTTCAAGTCCGAAAGAAGGAATCTTCCAGCCTGAGCAGAACGAATTACGTGCTGCTCACTGTTTGTCGAAGCATTTGCAAGAGCGGTCATTATCATAGTTGCAGAAGTCTTTTCTTGTTTAAGAAGGATTTCTTGCGCCATGCGTGTGAATGTTTTACTCACAACATCAAGCCTTGAACGAGAAGCGTAGCGCTTGTCGAAGCTCAATGCGCTATCGAGAGTATAAGTTGTGAACTTAAGCTCGCTTTGCGAAGGAGCAACTTGATTTGTAGGAAGCCCGCCAGGAACTGATTGACTCCAAACCTGGATGTAGTCTTCGTCAGTAATATCATGATAAAGGTCCAATGGAATACTTGGGCTTTCGTCAGAGTTAAACTGAAGAGAGGAGAACATGTTGCTTACAGTTGGGGCGCTATTGACGACCTCTGCCAAAACTGGTCCGATAAATTCGGCCAATGCAGTTTGAGCTTCGTAAGAAACGTCTCTATTTTTCGAAGCCATAGCTTTTACAAGCTCGACTTGCTCGGGTGTTCTTTCTAAAGTAATTTTCATTTTAAATTTCCTTATGTTAGAAGCTAACTTTGCAGAGGTATTTCTTGCTGGACGAGTCGTCGCTTTCTTCCCCAATGGCGAGTACAGAACCGACAACGGTGCCTGAAGACGCTTTTTTAAGCTTTCCTGCAGTAGAAGAAACCTCAAGGTCGTCTCCTAAGGCTGGGGCGCTTGAAAAAGCAGAACCGCTTAAAAGAACAAGCCCTTTAGTCAAAACAGGAACTGTTTGACCTGGAAGAACTCCTTGCGCTTCGTCTAGTTTTTGTTTATAAGATATCATCTTTTCTCCGTTTTCGTCAAACGCCAAGGTTTCACGTAAAGTGATTCCAAGCGCACGTCCGGAGCCATCAGCTGGAGCTACGGTCATACCTGTATTAGCGGGGTATCCGTTGAATCCAATATGAGCGCCACTAAAACTTGCTCCCAAATAATCACGAAGATTATCTGGGGTAGTTGCGCGCAATTCGGAAACCTCACCAGGTAGAGCTCCCGCACTTACAGAAACAACAACGCCTGCATCAAAGTCGCCTGTGCCGTTACTTTTGAAATCCGCAAGGGTTTCTCCAGTTACGTCAAGAGCGAATAAGTTAACAACATCGTGTTCACTGTAGTCTCGGTATGGTAGTATTCTTTTTGCCATAATTTTTTTCTTCTATATATTAGTATGAAATTTTAACCGACTCCTTAAAAGTCTTAGCGAAACGATCGCGAAGGGAGGAGGGGGCTTCGGAAGAAGATTCGTTATTATTAATAACGGCTGCATCTTCAACCTGTACGTTTTCTAAAGCGTCTTCTACCTCATCGGAAGAATCTTGTTCTTCTGTTTCCGAAGCTTCTACAACTTGCGAAATTTCTTTTGAAGTATTCTCGGCTTCAGCAGCTTCAACAGTTTCGAGTCTTTTGGCGACTTCTTGAGCAACTCGCTCTTCGAAAGCTTTTTGTTCTGCTGCGATAAAATCTTTATTTTTATGCTTCCAAACTTTTGAAAGTTTTTCTTGATAAGAAGCGAACCCCTCTTCTGATTCGTCAACTTGAGAAAGTTCTGAAGCTAAAATTTTCAGGTCTTCATCATCAAGATCATATACCTCACTGAGAGCTTCCATTCTAGAATTGAATCTAACTTCTGCTTCTCTTAGGGAATTCTCTTGCTCTAATGCGATGAGTTTTTCTTTTGTTGATTTTAATTGCTCTTCAACTTCAAGCATTTTTTCTTGAAGAGAAGCTTGAGCTTGAGAAGCTTCTTCTTTTTCAGCTTTGGCTTTTTCTAGATCTGCAATATACTGTTCGCTTTTTTCTTTTATTGCGTCACTAAAAACCTTAGAGATGCTAGCGACAGTTTCTTCTGAGAAATCTTGCTTGCCAAGCTTTTCATCCAAAGCTGCTCGGAATTCGTTAATGATTTGTTTTGTTTCCATAATTAAATTTTTATGTTGTTCTTTGTTTAGTACATCTTGTTTTTTAGATTGGGAAGTTTTTTCGCTTTTAATGATGATTTTGTCAATAGGTTGATTGCGGCTAGGCTTTTCGACTTGCACTTGTCCGCTTTCAGCGACAAGGCCCTTAACGTCAGCAGCGGGGTTAGATGTGAAACCTATTCCGAGTGGATATATATCCCCAACAATCAACCTGTTAACTTTTCGCCCATCCTGCAATTGCCCTTTTCCTCCTGAGGATTTTAAATATGGAGCGTAAGCCTTAATTTCCTCAGGGTCAGATATAATGCTAGATTCTAGCAAATCGTCCCCACCAACGCTAACAACATATTCGTTAAAACCCACCTCCCAACTCGCGGAGACAGTTTGAAAAAAATCGCTCTCTTTATCTGTGGAGTTAAGAACTAAGTCCGCAAACTCTTTGCTTGCGGTTTTGTATACAACTGCGGCAAGAGCTATATTAAAAGGCTCATCTTTTATCAAAGCTGCATCGTCACTAATTAATTCGGAGTATTGACCATACTCAGAAAATCCAGCAGAGACAATATGCCCGACTATCCTATCTCTATCATGCTCGATGTTTGTGGGCTTATGTACAAAATAATCTTTTACGGCTACAGCTGTTTCGCTGTCTATACCATCACCGTTTTTATTGAATTTGTTTACAACTGCAGCGTTAAATGCTACAGCGAGAAGATCTATATTTTTATCTAAATTTATTTCAGAGGGAATTAATGGCCGCAGAGATTCTATAGAAGCTTCACTAATTTGCGATTCTTGCATTTGGCTTGACGCGCAAATAACATTGTCGAACTTCGTTGTGTATTTGTAAGGTAAAGACATTTCAGTTTAATACACTCACTTTATAAACATGGGAGTAAAGGTTGCAGATACATTTTCTATTTTTGAATCCATCATGTCATAATAAAGCTTAACCATCCAATTTCCAAGCACCAACGCTGAATAACTGTCCTTCCTAGCTTTCTCTGGTCCAGTCTGCCTCCTTAAGCTTGATGGCAAGTCAAAACTTTGAGTTCCCGAAGAGGAGGTTGTTATTTGCACCAGCGAACATTGCGTTTTTACTAAATTCATCATATCAAATTGATGCTCAACAAAATCTATCATTTTTGCAGAGTTGGTCTGCTTTTCCTGAGATTGAGATGTTTTGAGGAATTCGATTTTATCTATAGGGATTTTTTTTCTTCTCTGCTCGTTGTAAGAGTCGTCGATCGCTCTGGAGCCAAACAATATTCTTCTGTGATCAAAATTAGATTGAAGAAGTTCGTTGGCCCTGCGAATCCATTGACTAGTTGGCTTCCTTAAATAACAAATAGTTTTATTTTCTAAATTATATTCGCGCTTACCTTCTATTAGCTTTTGCTGGTAATTTTCTACATCATCAAAATTTGTATTTAAAAATTTTATATTTAATTTGTTTTTCTTAAATAAGTTACTTTCATTAGCTGCGTTCATAAATTGAACTCCTCCGTTATAATCTCCTACAATAGATACAATATTAAAATGATTTAATAAATAATAAAAATAATTTATATGTTGCTTTAAATTTGCTCCAGCTAAAGCGTAACTATGCACGACAACCCCAATCTTTTTTTCTTCGTTTAATTTTATAACCATCATCGCAAAGTCATCGCTGCTTTCGCTTTCGGCCCAACTTGGATCGAAAGCTAAAATATATTTATCTCCGGGCTTTCCGACTATTTCTGTAGATGGCTCTTCTCCGTCCTTGAGTGTACATGCAGCCATTTTAGAAGTCTTGAAATAACCCGAGCTATCGTCAGTAAAAATAGCCCCAAACTCTCGATCGAATTGACTTTGACTCATTGTTGACTTCGCCTGATTAATTAAATTTTGATCATAAAGCTGTCTAGGAGCGCAGTCATAACTAAACTGCATAATGGTCCTATGGGCATCTGATTCCTTATTTCCCCCAACTTGAATTAGATTTTCAAATTGCTCGTATGCCTTGTACATATATTCAAATTTATAACTTGCAGAAGAAAGAGCTATAAGTTTATTATTAGGCCAAACATGTCGATCACTTTCTTGTAGTTTTCCCTGTCTAATAAGTTCGGTTTCAACATTGTATATATCCTCTCTTTGGGTTGGATTCTCAACGACACTTAAAAACGGGATTATAACTTCATTATAAATTCTTTCTGGCATAAGAGCAAACTCGTCAATAATAATTCTATGAAACCTAAATCCTCGAAGCTTTTCTCCGTCTCCGAGGGGTAGCGCCCGAATCCTGCTACTCCCAATTTCAAGCAACCACTCATCATTACTTTTTGATTTATGAGTTATGCACTGGGAAAGATACATAGCCTCAGGCTTAGAGGCTATATCTTCTATTTTTTTAAATATCATTTTTGCCTGACGAAAAGATTTCGAGAGTATGCCGATTTCAACACCTTGATTCATAATTGCATCAAGATATGCATAGATTGCAGTTGTAAACGATTTACTCATCCCTCGACTCCAAACCCCCATAAAATAATCAGTTTCAAACATGGCCTTGATAGCCATATGCTGAAAAGGAAACAGTTTAACCCCAGAAACTAAATCTGTCGTAAAAGTTATATTTTCTCTTAAAAATTTATACAGTAATATTTTAGCTTCCCTTTCTTCCAAATAACCTTTCATCTCGAAAAGTTTTTTATTGAAATCCTGATCCTCACTTCTTGATTTTTGGTTTCCAATCTCCCAAGCCATTATATTATCCCCCTATCTATATAGTATTGCAAGTCAACGTTCCAAAGTTTCTTGCCGAGCTTTAAAAGCTTGGGGATAATCTCTTCTGATTTTTTTCTACTTCCTGTAAATATGAACTGGCAGTGACCCAAAAATTGATGACTTAGGACTCGCATATTATGATAAATATATTTTAAATTAGATTTATGAGCCCCCCTCTTGTTATTTAATTCTATTTGCCTTAAGTCACTTTCGACTACAATAAATAAGTAACTATCAAAATCTTTTGTTCTTTGTAATTCATACTCAAATCGCTCAAGATTGTTTTTGCTGAGCGTTGACTTAAAGTCTTGCTCTCCCTTTCTATCCACATAAGTATAATCGTAATCATCTCCCCCTACTGCATAATCCCCAAACTCTAATTTCATAGATTCTGAATTTGGAAAAGTTAAAGGCTGCTGCTCACGTGTGTCTATAAAAATTTTTATATTAGGATCTATATTTTGTTTAAAAACTTCAGGCAACCTCTTTCCAAACATTGGTTTGACGCCTGCAGCCTCGCAAGCGGCAGTATATGAACCACAATACTCCTGAAATATGTCAACCTCAGGCAAATCATTCGTTTTCAACTCTACATGGCAAGGAGCGACCTTCAAGCCTTTCGCGGCAACTCTATTTTTTAATAAATTAATTATATATTCTTTCACCTGTGAAGGTTCTGTTTTTTCACACCACTTTATCAATTGTTCGTATGTAGAAAAGTCTCTATTAAAATAATCATCCTTATTTTTGAATGGTAAGGGATCTTTAGTCAATAAATTATAACGAGGATAATATTTTGTATAATACTCTGCAAGTATCATTTTGTGAGATTTTAAATGAGCGTGAAGACCTTTTTCTGAAGTAAAACTTTTAGAACATACTTTACAAATAAAATTAATATTTTCCTTCATTAAACGACATCGTCTTTAGATACCCCCAGGACCCTGGCTTTCCAGTCTGGCATGGACTCAAGGTTATCAGCTTCTTCTTTTGCCGCTTTTCTTTGCATATTGGCAATCTTTATCATGACCTTCCTCTCTTCCTCTTCTTGAAATAGTTGAACTAGAGCTAATATGCTAGAATTTTGTTTTTGTTGGGAAGACACCCTTTTTGACCTGTCGCCCTGGAGTTTTTGAATTAAAGACTCCATCCTTTTTTCGCATTGATTATACTCTTCGCTTTTTGTTTTTAAAAGTTCAGCGAGCCTAACGGTGAGGTCTTGCTGATCTTCTGCATCATTAAACATTCTATTTAATTTACTCATTGCTCCTTGAATATTTTTTAAATGAATATAATCCATGCAAACATTGATATACAAATTAATCTCATCATTACTTAAGTCAGGTTTATCCCAAGTGGCTCTTACAAATTCCGCTTCAAACAAGTCTCTATCCTCCATGCTGTCATAATTATTTATAACTTGAGTAAATCTTGGTGAAGACAAAAAAGCGCCCAGTGATTCTATAGCTTTTTTTTGCCCTATATTTAGCTTTCCCTCGTCGATATTTTTTTGGCAACAATCGTTGATTTTTTTTATAATTTTACTTACCGCCTTTGGTGCAGAATATTTTCTATTTACTGCGTTTTCAGAGGGGTGTAAATCTAACGAATCCTGACTTTCTATGTACTGTAAAATGCAATCATATTCTTTTGAATTTCTTGTTACCCTTGTCTCCGGAAATAATACGCTAGCGATTTGCAATGCATTCATTCCGTCTCGAGAAGAATTGCAAACAAATTCTTTCTGAGCGTCTGATAATTTTATATCATCCTTTGGGTATACATGTTTTGTGTTATAATCAATTCCCTCGGCAACCATAAAAGCTCTAACAGCCCTACCCTGCTTGCTTCTTCCATCTATATTATCTTCCCCAGGAAAAGCTAATTTAGTTAGCTCTGTCAGGTCGCTAATGGTTGATCCGTTCTCAGATACTATTCTTTTTTGCTCTTCTGTTAACTCCATGCTAGGACATCTGTATCAGGGATTACATCTTCTTTATCCAATATCTCTTGCGCCTTTTGCTTGAATATTTTCTTTAGATTTTTTATCTGTTTGTAGCCAGCTTTCCTTCCTTTCTCGGAAGTTTTATAGCCCATTTCTACAGCAACTTCTTCCTCATCTTTATTGTCTATAAATAATAACTTGTAAACTAAAAATTGCTTTTCAGAGAGTTCTTTTTCCATAAAGAAATTCAACTTACCTTGGGCGTCTACGATACTAAAATTAGTATCCTCCATAGCCTGAACTTCGTTGGAATGATTTTCTAGAGTAAGCGCCATTTTTATTCCATATGCTGATTTTTTGGTGCGCTCCCATTTTGCATATAATGGGCAAGAAGAATCCTGAAGTCCGCTTTTGGTAAAACCACATAAGGAAGCTTCGCCTCCGTCTTTAGTGGCGCAAGATTGATTGAACGGACAGTTCAAGCAAGGTCGAACGAAATTGCTGTAATTATTTCGCAAAATGTTTTTCATTTGATTCGTTATGATTTTGTTTATCCAAGGTTTCAAAGACCTCCTTTGGTCCCATTGATGCCATTTTTTATGTATGTGAGCTCGAATTATTTGCTCTACATCCTCAAAGTCAAACCAAGCCAAAGAATCAAGAAACCACTTGCCTCGTCTTTTTTTTATTTCTAAATCTATCTCTAAAGACTTGTCCTCGTATGTAAAATTAGTTTTTTCTTGGTCGTCCACGAGCTTTTTTCTGCTTTGTTTTTTTTGTTTTTGTGTCTTCCTGGAATTCTTGAAATTGCTCGACAGGGATTATGTCTTTTAGGTTGAATTTATTGGTATCTCTTTCTATTGAATAAGATAATTTTGATATATTTGGAACCTCATATATATCCAAGCCCTCAGGATCATCATCTTGAGCGGGAATAGGTCTTCTCTTCTTTGGTAGCTGCCTTTTTAGGCTGCTTGGAGTAGACGGCGTTTGTTTTGCTGCAGATAATATCTTCAACCCCTCACCGCAGCCACCGCAAAAACTCGGAGGCTGGAGGGAGTACATGTTTTTGAAACCACAATGTGGACAATAAGAAAAAGCCATAATAATATATTATAGCTTTAAAAAAAATTATATCAAATAACCGCTAATAACCCTTGATTGTTTTCTTATGAAATCTTCAGAGTCCTTGCTCCATTTTCTTTTTTCTTTAACGTATTCAATACAAATAACTCCAATAATTTTTCCGTTTAACGTTTTAATTGGGCGGGCGAACATACTTTTTACCCCCTTTTGCACAAGAAAAGACCTGAAAGAAAAATCTTTTTTGAATTCGCCTACATCAACGCACTCAAAAGTTTGCTCGCAGGAAATTGAATTCATTAATCCATGTAAATTTGAAATTCTTAGGTTTTGTAGGTTTTGGGATTCAACACTTATTCCGTCTCCAACAATCTCGTATGTACAACTAAGTTTTTGCTGCCCCCTCCCAGAAAAGTACTGCTCTCCATTATGAAACTCTAATATGTAAGCTCTATCCGCGCAAGTCTCACGGGCTATATATTGCAGCGCAGTAATCACATTACTATGGGCAGATGGGTCGTAATTTAATTGTTTATGTTTTTTTTCGTCAATCTTATATTTAATCCAGACGCCAAAAAGAGCTGTAGCTGCAGATATAAGGCCGGTAATCACGGTAATAAAGTTTAATCCTGTTTCCATTTTTTATTAAGAATGTACGCTAAAAAAGAAGAAAATAGAAGTACGAAAGACAAAATAACAGAAAACCACAAAGTAGGCCCTCTGTAATCGTACTTATTAGGTCCCAATATTTCATTTTTATTAGCTGAAAATTTTATGTTTTTATTTTTGTCTGCATTCTCGATTTTGGCGGAAATAGCGTGCTTAGGTATTGGGTTTATCTCGTAAACCTTGCCAACTCCACAGGAAGATAACAAAAAGGTAATGAGAAATAAACTCCTCATCTTCTCTTGCTGGGAATAGCGTAAAAACCCACAACCATAAAACAAAGATCCATAAAAGATGCAAGCATTAAACCTCCAGTCATTTGAACCATCTCCCACTCCTTCCCTCCAAATATCCAACTAAAGAACCCCCATTTTGCCCCATCTCCCTTGGGGACAATAATATTATATACTATGTGAGGATTCATTGCGTAATATATCATCAGAAAACACATCGTAAAAGTTATGCTCATAAACAATATTCTTCTTGTGACTTTAACAAAAGGGTCGCTCGAGCTTTTTGCTTGCCCATCAATCAAGGCTTGAAGCATCTTGTCGTCTCTCGCTGCGATAGCCAACTGGTCTTGCCTTTTTTGCTCTAGCCAAGAATTGATCAGGTTGCAGGCAAGCTTTATTCCTGCTCCAATAATTGTATTAATGATGGGCCCCATGCATATATATACACCTTCTAAATTTTAAAAAAAATCATTTTAGTGTAATATAAGTTGATGTCGCAAAAATCCATACTACAATTACTCAGTAAAAACTTAAATTCTTACCAATCAACATGCTGGCTTAAGTCGGAAAATGCTAAATTAAATGGATCAACTCCGGCAGAGTTAATGATGGACAATAAAACAGATAAGGTAATTAAAATATTACCGGATGAAATTAAAAGAATAAAAAGTAAAAAAAATACTAATTAAAATATATCCACTCTTTAGTATTATTGGAGTAAAAATAAGGATATACTCTGGGGCTTGACCATATCCATCCATAGTTTGTGACGTAGCCCCAAGCACCATCTTTGGTGTCTGGATGCATATACATCCAGTGAATCTTTGTATGATAAATCCACCCATTCGAGAAAGATAAATAGTCTCCGAGCCAAGTACTTTGCCATCCAAGCGAGAAAACATCCTCAGGAACTTCTTTCTCAACCGCTTTAACTTCCTCGGCCTCTTCTTCAGCTTCTTGGGAGTTTCCTGAAAGTCTTGCGTTACTTGCGTCAGGGCCTGTCGATTTAGACAATAATTCTTGATCAAAATATTGTTTGGCAATTGTCGTTCCTAGGATCAAGGAGAGATGATCTTTATTATCTAATTGAGAATGAATTTGTTTGATTGAGTTATCGGTTTTAAATTGCCAAGATAATATTCTAAAAGTCCGATTATGTTCGTCGCTTCTGATCCACCCTCCGCGATCATCTTCTTGGTAATCCGTATTTAAGGAGTTGTCCCACGCGCATCCATAAATTAATGTATCTTGCGAGAGATTTAATTGACTGATTTGCAGGGTTGATTCGCTTGACACGATCTTGTTATCAACAATCCACGCAATATCGACTACATTAGGATCTACAACATTAATCTCTAAAGTATGAGTGTTGTTTACGCTAGAGTTTGTTTCTGTATGGCTGTCTATTGGAGAAACATATTTATAAAGCTGTAGAATAATTTGCTCTCTATTTACCGCGTGAAAATCTCCGGTATTTGAGTTGTTCATTAATCCGTCATACGAGGTTGGTTTAAAATAATTTGCTCCTTCTTTTTGGTATGGCTCATTAATTTCATATCCACGAAAAGAATCTTTGTATCCAATCCAGTGACCCCATCTCTGTTTTGCTTCGCTTATTGACCTTGCCATATTAAATGCGTAGTCATACATATATTCTTGTATGGTTGTTTGGTATTCATCCCCTGCCATGCCCAGGACATGACCTATTTCGTGAGATACTATACTTGTCCATGGTGCTGCATAGATTAAGCTTGTCGAGCTTCTGTCGAGGGCTGTACCGAGCCCAAAAACCCTATTCGTTAAAATGGTAGTGCATTCGTTTTGTATGTTAAGTTCTTTTGTGATTGATAAACACTTTAACCAATCGTTCCAGCCATCCCAATATCCAAGATTAAAATCAAGCCCAAAAGCAGAGTTATTAACATCCTTAATATCTTCGGGGTTATTTAAAGCGCTAACAAGGTCTACTCTATGAATATTAACAAAATTTTGATACCTATTCCAGAAGGCGTAGTTATTCTGCATTCCCGACCATATGGTTTCAACATCTTTTTCATAATTAACCATCTCATCAGCGAAATATCGATCTCCGATGAAAACTAGGTCTAATCTATTATCAGACGACCCACTATTATGAATCGTTTCATAAGAAGTTGCAAATAAATTAAAATAAAAAAATATAAGTAGTAAATAATATCTCATCTATGAATTATCTCATATATTGCGAGACAAGTCAAGATTATATTTTTAAGGAGCTATACTGGCTTGTCCGGATATATCAGCCAAGAATGACCCTCCAGGAATTATGGCTGGACTTGGATCAATAATTAAAGAATCTTTAGTTATGCTTATTTTTAATTTTGAGAATAGAGTTCCAAATGTTTTCGCGCCAATTTTCCCTCGGTAATTGCCAACGTTTACGGTTATTTGTCCGCCAACTTGTAATACGGCACCATTTACTGTTACTGAATTAAGTCCTGCCGTTTTTACTATAGTCAGATCTATTGTGTTCAAGGATGTTCGCCAATTAACTGTTCCGGAAGACTTTATTGTAAAAATTCCGACCGAGTTTGTGGCAAATAAATTCGCTCTCGATATCGTTTTTGTTGCTCCGGTAGTAATTTTTTCAGTAAACGTCTGCGGAGGCCCAAGTGCGCTTCCATAACTTACTTTTGCGCTAGAGTTTACGATTTGGTCTATAGTTACTTTATATGTAGAGCCATCAGCTTTTTGCACTAACAACATATCTGTTGCGGCATCGATATTAGACCCTATTGAAGTTAAATCCTTAATTTGTTTGTTTGACATGAGACTATATATACACTATTTTTAATTAAATAAAATATTTCTGCAGAAACTCTCTGCATTCTATTATTGTATAATAAATTTTAACACCGTTATATTCTATAAAATATTATATAAAATTAACCTCAACATATTAGAAAACATTGTATATTACATTATAATAAAGAAATGAATGATCACCTGGGAAAAGTTAGTGTTTTGTTGTTGTTGTTTTATTTAGGTTGGTTTGCATGGGATCAAAGGGGATTAATACATAACCAACAAAAGGAAATACAAAGATTAGAACAACAATTAATATTTCAAAATATAGTAATAAACGCTACGCTTCAAGAAGATAATGAAGTATTAAACAAACAAAAATATAATACGCCGCAAAAATACTTTAATTTTCAATGACAATAAGTAATTTAAATACTGATAAAATTAAGAGTTCTGAGATTGCATCAAAAATAAATGAATTGGTTGTCGAATCAAATTCGGCAACAACCCAGCTTCAAAACATAAGCGGGATTAAAATAATAACCTCAACTACTTTTGGACCTTTTGGGTTTTCCAATAATTTGATTGCATCTGGAACTACTACTGTGGGCGTCAATCTAAATCTAGCCGCGCGATTTAACGGCGCAGGAAACAACAATTATAGTGGAGAAGATAATATCTTATTGGGTATTTATCATCAGGGAAATGCTTATCCCGCGCATGCATGCTACGCATTTCCAAATTATGTAAGCAACCCAGTAAATAACGGAGGGCTCGCCCATAGAGTATTTCAAAACAATTCAGACAAGTCTCAAACCATGGGTAGTTTTGCAATCGTTCCAGTAGTAACAGATTCAAATGGAGACAGATATCTGCAAATGAAAATCCATGATCCAGCTGGAGATGCTGGGCATTCTAGCTCATATCAATATCATGTCATAGGTTATGCAAAATAATTTTATATTCGACGCAATTGAACTACTCGTTCCTGGAGCGCGCTGGACATTATGCCCAGATGGATCCGAAAAAAACTTAATCGAACAAATCAAGTGGACGAACCTAAACGGACGAGAAAAACCAACCCAAGAACAAATTGAACAGGCCATTGAAGAGTGCAAATCAAACATAGTTCCTTTTAAAAAATTACGAAGTTTGAGAGATCAAGTTTTATCTGAATCCGACTGGGTAGTAGTTAAGTCGATCGAAAAACAAGAGCCTGTCCCCAAAGAATGGAAGGAATATAGACAAAAACTTAGAGACCTTCCAAAAACAGAAGCTCCAGAAATTGATGAACATGGAAATTTAAATTTAAAAAAAATAAATCTTCCTCAAAAACCACTTTAATTTTCAAATATAACTTATACTATAATATATGACAACAGCAACAACAGAACAAAAACAAGAAGAAACAAATAACGCCGCCGAAGAAAAGCAATATACTCCAGATCAGAATATTGCAATTACTCATTTAGCAAATAAAATGCTCGGTAATGTAAATTTAGCTGAAGCATTCTCGCTCGTTCCCCTTGGACAATTAATTAATTTGGTCCAACAACAAGTCATTGAACAAGCAAAAAAAGAATTAGAGGGCATGAGTGACGAACAAATCAACAAAGAAGTTGAAGAAGCGAAGGGTATGGAGCCCAACGTCGCAAGCTAACCCTTAAGTTTTTTTAACTTATAAATTATATCGTTTAAATTTTTATAGTTTATACGATCAACTTTGCAATTCGCATCATTTGTGGTTTTTATTGTATATCCACGCTGCTTTTCGCTATCAAGAACTAATTGGGAAATAAAATCATGTGCACCATGAGATTTTAACCAATTCCAGTATATCGCACGAGTGCCAGGTTTACATTCAAGTAAAATATCATCAAAAATAAATAATTTACTAAATAATGTAACATCGCGAAAACACGAGATTTCGCTGGGCGGTTCGCTTAAGCAAGACTCTATAATCAAAATCATGTAAAAAATTACACGAAAATATTTATATAAATTAAAATATTACTCAATGCCAGGAATATTAATTGGGTCTCCCTCGGGACTCAAGGGTCCCCATTTCCCAATAGGGCCTAGATTACTCACCCTGAAGAGGCAATAAACGCTCTAGCATGTCTTTATTAACAAATATTTTTGTTTTAAATTTCTTTGAATCATCGATTTTGCTTAGATCCGGTGCTGACTCTGGCTCCATAGGGCCGCCTTCTTGCTCCACTTTAAGTAAAGCATCATCATATTTAGATTCATCAAAATTACGTGGACTATTTTCGTTTTTCATTGTTTTATGTTGTATATCTAACTACATTGTTTGCGGCTTGATCTGTGGTGCCGATTGCGCCAGAACTAGCCGCAAAAGTACCGCTGCCGTGTCTAAGATAATAATGATAATAATTAAATACCATGCATCGACGACCTGTCATGGTCCAGGCAACTTCCCAGTAGTTGGTAACTGCGGAACCAGGTTTCCATAATGATACATTAATAGTTTGATTTAAAGGGTCAAGGGTACATTTTGCTCCATTTGCAACACCAATAAAGCCAGGATCTTCTCCGCTTCGTCCATAAGCCATTAATAGGTTGCCGAGTATATTACAATCTGTTTGTCGAGTTAGCTCAAGCATAACATAAGGACCAAGCGGGCTACCTCGGCCAGAATCTCCCGTGGAATCTGCGCTCCAGGTATACATAGCAACATTAATCATTGTTAAAACCTGAGGCCCTGTTCGAATAAGAGCTGCGATATATTGATCTGCCGCAAGCTGAAAATCTAGCCAAATATTATAAAAATAAACTTTTTGCGGATATCTAAACCACCATACAATACCTCTGTTAGGATTCGAAATAACAATCATTCTAGCTCGATCGTGAGGCATAAATACATAATTTCTCCAATTTCCCCAACCCGGATTTGCAACTTCTTCAGTGATATCATGAGACATTCCAACACCTGATGCGGGATATGTTTTTCCGTTTGCACTTATAGTTTGAGTACCCTGCGCTCTACCGAGGCTAGTTGAAAATGTGTTGGCTCTAGGAACTAGTTTGCCATAAAAACTAACTTCATCAAAAGCTTCCCACTCAGAGCCTCCACCAGCTGATGGGCCCGGCGGATCAGCACTGTCTTTATTCCAGTAAAAAAATTGGGTGGAGTCTGTGCCTAAGCCGCACAAAAAAGCAACTCTTCTAATGTTTGTATATTTTGCCAACCATCTATATGCTTGAGTTCCATATTTCCATCTAAAATTTACAGCGAGAACATAAGAGCCCGGGCTAACAGTTGAATGTTCATACATATCAAAAGCTACAAAAATATTTCTGCAAACTAAAAAAATGCCAGAGCCCTGGCTAGTGAGATTTAAAAAAGAAGAAGCGCTTGTGCTTGTTTTAAGTTTTATTGTGCTTGAATCGACAACATGAGCATAATAATCTTGACCCGAAACCACTCCTCCAGGAATTTCTCCTCCGCCACTAATTGGAAGTTTGAGTCTAACAATATCATTTGTTTGAAATCCGTGGTTAGCTATTGTTATTGTGTTGGCTGAAGTATCAACAGCCGAGCTAGAAATAGCTCGATCATTGGGTCCCTCGTCAATATCAACTCCAGAATCTCCAAATCTAACATGAATTATGCCAGCCTCACTTTCCTGTATAGCCCGGTTTGTTCCTTGACCGTCTTCTAAACTTAAAACATTGGTAATCTCTTGACTAGTTGCTTTTTCGGGATTATTTTGAATATCATCTATTCGGGTCGATACTTCTTGTAGACTATAATTTGACATAATTATGTATACACCGTTTTTTTGGCATCTAGTGTAATTTATTCAATAATGTAACATCGCGAAAACATGTTATTTCGCTAGGAGGTTCAGTCAAGCAAGACTCTATAATCAAAATCATGGCATTTTTCCGCTGAGCGCTTCACTGGTTAAAGTTGTATAATTAAGATGATTTAATATTTTTTTGTTCTGAAATTTTGTATATAAAAGTTTCTATATAATCATAAGTTACAGTAACTATATCCTCATTAACTTGAATTTCGTCAATTCCTACTTTTATTAGTGGCCATTTATCTGGCATAATTTTTTCTAACCCCAAATCTTTACGAATCAATTTTTCTTTATTGTATATTTTTATTTTGTTTTCACTCATTACGATAATATTATCCAAACTGCTCCATCAGATCCCGATGTGTTTCCTAGAGAAGCGTTTCCATAGGTCCCACTTTGATGACCAAATCCATAAAAATTTTGTGCCCAAATTCCGAGTCCTCCATCACCAATATTATTTACAGCTCCAGTATCTCCTCCTTGTTGAGTCTGGTCGCTATCATGAGGCGGAACTCCACCTGCTTGTCCATCTGGAGTTCCTGGGCCAATATTTTCCATGATAACGGGTGTTCCGACGGTTGATCCATTAAAAGCAGAAATTCCTCCTCCACCACCAGTAGAAACTATCTCGCTAGCAGACCCAAATTGAATTGCAGAATTCAATCCTCTTCCGCCAAAACCAAAAGAATAAAAATTATTCCATAAAGTATTCCCTATATTATCTGTGGCCTGGGCATTAGGGTGAATTGCAAGTGGACCATTAAACCAAAAAGATGCCCCAACGCCACCGGGACCAACCCTTATTCTTGCAACTTCACCGCTATTCTTAGTTAAGCTCAAAGCAAACCTAAAACCTCCGGAATCACCACCTGATCCAGAGCCTCCATCTCCCTGACTGTTACTAGCTCCACCACCACCACCACCACCAATTATTGTAACAGATTCCATATCACGAGGCAAAGTATAATTAAAATTTCTTTGCGCAACATTTGCTCCAACATTTCCCCATCGAACAGGGTGATTAAATTCTAGTACGGTTCCAGCTGTAAATCCAGTAGTATTCTCTTCAATTTCTATAAAATTTTCCCACGGAAAATTAGTCCCTCTATTTTCACCTCTTCCAAAGATTCTCCAATGATCTTCTCCCCAAGCACTTTTTGATCTTACTTCGCTTGCAGCAACACTGTTCCAGGCTGATAGTAAATCAGACCAATTATTGACATATTGTTCGTAAGGATCTATTGATGAAGCTGTACTCAAGCCATACAAAGTTGAATTTTGGACTCCATATGCAGCATCACTTCGTTCATTTCTAAATTGATATCTAAAGTGCCTGTTGTAAACAAATCCAGAAGTATCCACATCAATAACATATCTTCTGCTGCGAGTCCATTGTTCTCCAATATCTCCTTTGATTCTGTAACCAGGAGCAAGAACGATCTCATAAGCACCTGGAACATTATATCTTGCATTATCCGGCCCAAAAAGTGGACCTGCAGACATAACTCCTGGGTTGGCTATTAATGTTTCGCAAGCCTCTTTAATATTTGTACTATTTATACCTAATACTTCTTCTATGCTTGTAATTTGAATGCTAGACGTTAGTATAGATGCGTCATAAAATTCGCTCATCGCGTGAGGCGCAGCAGAATTACCATTTGGAAGTACCGCGGGCTGCGGGGTCAAAGATTGAGCCTCGGAAAACATTGTTCCTAGTTTTATATCCGAATGACTAGTCCCAAGATTATCTCCATCAATGAATATTTTTATTTCATTCATGCTAATTGGGCCGCTCGATTTAAAATTTCTTGTGCTCATATATTATTAAATTCTACGTATACTCTATGATATAACCAAAACGAGGAGAGCCAAAATGACTACCATTACCTGCTGCATTATCACTGTCGTTCCAATTATGATTAGTAGAACCAAAATTACCTATGTTCGCAAGCACGTGTACGTAATCCTCATTGCCGAATGCATTGTTTGGCTCACCACCTAACCAATTACTAATTGCAGATACCGAACCATCCACCCACCTCCAATAACTACCATCCCTTTTTAATCCAATCCATGCACCAATTCCATAATTTACTGTGCTAAGATAGTTATTAAGTTCTGTTAAATCTGCATTTGTTTTAGGAGAAGCCAATCTTCCACCCCTTGCATTAGCTGCAGTATTAGCCTGTTCCCATGTCAAAGAAGTGCCGTCAGCAGAAATATATTCAAACCTAGGTCCAGAGGAAGACGCTCCGGAGTAATCAGAACCATTCACTATAAAAGATGTTGAACCTGCGGACATCATGGTTTCTGCACCACCGTTAGCCCTCCAACCCCAATGGTCAACTCCGACGGCATCTACATTTACTTGATAAAATTTTGCTGGTTCAATTAATGCTGATTCAGTGTCGGACACAAGCGTATTGTGGCTTGCGTCCATACCTCTAACTGTAAAATCTACTACCGAAGAACTTGAAGCCGATGGGGCAGTATACCAAACTGCTACAGCACCAGCACCTCCAGTACTTCCGCTATTGTAGCCCCAAAAACTTGTGGCAAAAGTAAAGTATATTGCATTTCCTGCGTTCATCGACTGCGGAGTTATAAGTATATGAGCATTGTTGCCGGTAGATTGAGTAGTGTAGTTTGAAGACGAGCTCGGGGGAGAGCTTAAAGCTGAACTGTAAACCGAGCTAAAGTTGAGAGTTGATTGGCTTATATAAAATTGAAATTCACCATCATGAGGGGCAGTAAATTCCCAAACAGCAATTCCACTAACAGAAAGTTTTCTAAGGTATTTTGCCCAACAAGGTTCTATACCCCAACCCGAAAAGGGAGCTCCTGTATAGTCAGATACCGAACTCAGATGTCCTGTAGACTGAGTATATGTTCCACTCATAAAAGACTCTCGATTCGTTAGCATAAATTGTTTAGCATTTGAAATCGTTGGTGATACCCCAGTATATTGAGTTATGGTGGTATCAGATAACGAACAATTACCTCCAGGATCTGCAACGTTGTATTGAGCAAGCATATGGTCTCCAGTGGTACCAGATTCATTGTTTCCGTTGAATTGAGAAGATGCATGTCCGCCAGGCGCTGTAGTATTTAAATACAAATAACTACCTTCATACCACATGTATATATAGTACGCATCATTTTCTCTGCCCACCATAGTTTTATTCGCCTCCGAAGTTCCTATCGAAAATGTTTGACTCGAAGCCTCCACGGAGCTGTAATGATATTGATCATAAGTCATAACCAATGCATCTGCATTAAACTTTTTAAAATATCTAAATTTTCTAGGACTTCCTCCAACAGCATATACTATTTGAAGAATATTTGCAGTCAAAAGCAGAGTTGCTACATGTGCAGCAGGAACATACAGTTTTAATGTACTTGAGTTATGAGATTGCCAATTTTGAACACTCATTTTTATTCAGAATTTTCGGGCTCAAGATCTTCGAGTATAACTTCATCAATCAATATCCCAAACCAAGGAGCTTTTGCGGTTGCTACATCAAGCGCTAATTCCATATTTCCGGCATCTTCAAGTTTATCATAAAACCATTCGTTGTATTCTTCTTGTGCCCATTTTCTTTTTATTTTTGACTCGACAATGAATCGATTAGTCATTGGGGTCTCAGTCGGAAGATCATCGCTTTTATTTCGGGCCCAAACCCATTCCTTGAGATTGTGCCCAAGTTTCAAAAAAACTGATACCATAAAGGATCCTGAATTTTTGTAAGTGTGAGAATCGTTGAGAGAGTCTGATTTGGAATCTCCCCAATTAATAGTCATAAGTGCATTTTTTTCGTCTAAAGAATTTTCAGTTGAAACTGTTTTCAGATTAAAACTATTGAATTTCCATGTTCCTGATCCTTGATATGTTAAACTAACAGATTGTTCATTATCCTCTAATTGAGGAAAGCCTTCTACAGTATATGTGCGTCCATCATCTGATTTTGCTATGGTTACAGGAATCATATAATGTTTTACACCGTTTTCTATTGTGATGAAAGTGTTATTGCAATAATAATCGTTGCGCCTACGACGATCCACGGAAGATAATGGAACTTACTTTTCTTTGGCTCTGGCTTTGGTTCTGGCTTTGGCTCTGGCTTTGGCTTTGGTTCTGGCTTTGGCTTTGGTTCTGGCTTTGGCTTTGGTTCTGGCTTTGGCTTTGGTTCTGGCTTTGGCTTTGGTTCTGGCTTTGGCTCTGGCTTTGGTTCTGGTTTCGGCTCTGGCTTTGGTTCTGGTTTCGGCTCTGGCTCGTCTCCTTCGATCAGTTTTTCAACATCAATAATTCCATATCCCCAGTCGTTATCTCTACCAATTTCGCCTTTGTCTTTTGTATATTTCAATAAATGTTCTCTTATTTGTTCTACAGTTTTGCAGTCATTTTTATTTTCTGTTTTTTCTTGTTTTTTATGTTTTGATAACATTAATGCTACAACACCAGCAATAAATGGACACGCCATACTTGTGCCGCTCAGACTTCGATATATATTATTTATATATGTGCTATATATTCCTACTCCTGGTGCAGCCCATTCAACTTTTTCTCCACGAGAAGAGAAATTTGCAATCTTCCCATAACGATCGTGAGCAGCAACCGCGATTGTTTCGTCAAATGCGGCAGGCCAATTAACTCCACCTTCACCAGTATTTCCGGCAGCGCATATGACAGGTATATTCATTTTATATAACTCTTTTATTTTTGCGTGCAAAACTGCGGATGGCGAACCGCCTCCTAAGCTCATTGATACAATATCAGGTTTAATTTTTATAGCATAATCAAGAGCGGCCGCGAGACCGCTATAACTTCCTCCGCCAGATTTAGATAAAGCTTTAACGCAAATAGCTTTCGCTTTTGGAGCAACGCCAACCATCCCAATTCCATTGTTTTTTGCGCAAATAATTCCGACGCAGTGAGTTTGATGCCCGTTTTCATCCTCGATAGGTTCATTTGGAATGAAGTTTTCTCCAGGAATTGCATTATCTCCGACGTCTGGGTGTTCAACCATTCCGGTATCAATCACAAGAACAGTGATTCCTTCTCCTTGAGTTATTTTCCAGGTTTCTGGGACGTTTGATTGAGTTAATCCCCAGTCAATTCTTTGACTTAGGCTAGTTAATTCTTCATTAACTTCTATTTTTGGCAAATATGTTTCTTCGTTCATTTTTTATTTTGGATTTTTGTTATTACAAATTTTAATATTTCACTTCTTTTTATATCTTCCGCTCCGAAATGAAATGTATGTATTCCTTTTTCTTTACTTTCTTCGTCATTAAATATAGAGTACATATCTGCAAAACCACTCTTTCCATTGATGTCGCTTTGCATGGGATCACCACAAATAATTAATTTACTGCCGCGACCAAGTCGAGTCATGAGTGTGGTAAGCTCTTTGAATGTGAAATTCTGCGATTCATCCGCGATTACGATTTCGTCCATCCAACTGGCGCCGCGAAGATAATTCACAGGCATCCCTTTGATTATGTTTGCCTCGACCAAATTACTAGCCTGACCAGGAACCAAAAGCTCGTCAAGCTTTTCGTTCATTGGCATCATATATGGATTAATCTTTTCTGCCATCTCTCCGGGAAGCGCGCCAAGACTCTTTTCTCCGCTTTCTGCGATTGTGCGTACATATGTGATGCCGCGTTCATTATTCATATTATATAATTGCAATGCTCCATATATTGCTATATATGTTTTACTTGTTCCGGCGGGGCCGCTTATAAATATAATACTTGATTCTTTATCGAAGATTATTTTTAATAAAGCTAGTTGCTTGTCAGTTAAGCTTATTTTTTTTAGCTTTACATTTTTTTTATGTAGAGAAGAAGTAATCTTAGTGATCTCTTTCTCGTCTACAATCTCGGGTTTTTTGCGTTTTCGAGCCATTTTACTATTATATTATACACTTATTTAAGTTATTTTTATATAGTGGTCGGATTTTTTTTGAGTCGAGTAATATGTTATAATTTATTAGGTTGTATTTCATATTGAAAAAAGGCACCCCCCCGCCGTACAGAAAATGTAATTTTAAAAACGAATTCATTTAATGGGTAGGGTCATAGGGGGTAGGGGTACAGAATGCCTAATAAATAATGATTTTTTTTAACTTTTTTTTCTATGTTTTCATAAGCACTTGTTTATCATATACTTACAACACAAAGTTTTTTTGCTATGGGCTTGACTTTTGGTCAGAATGTGTTAGATTGTATATATAAAGTTAATTAAATAAAGATATGAATAAAATAATAAAATTCCACAACATCCTTTTAAGGGTTACAGCATCTTTCAAAGATGACTCTACCCATGTAGTTACCGAGCGTATGCGTGCAAGTGCTAGCATTGACAAAGTCGTTGATGCCGACCTTATGCTTGCGAAAGCTCAAGAATCATTCTGCAATTGGAATGTTTTAAATGTCGAGTTGATAAATACTTTTGTTGATTCTACCGAACAATTATAAGAAAAAAAAAGTAAAATAAAGTTTGCAATTTGCTAAAAACTGTGTTACCTTTAGGTATAAGATTAATTAAATAACCAATATAAAATATGTATAAAAAAAATGATGTCGTACTCGCAAGAGATAATAATACTTACCAAGTGATCAAAGAGTTTACAGACGATCGCTTAGGTAAACAAGTGCTTTGTCGTCTGTATAGATCACAGAAAACAATGGCTTGGTATCCTCGCAACATTAGAATTCATCCTTTATTCGCTTAAAGCTTGACACATCAATAAAAACTCTTTACTCTCTATACTATGACAGAAACAAATAAAACAATAAAAAGATATCCAACTCTCGAATGCTCGCTTGCAATGTCCAAAGCCAAAGGTAACCTAAAGTTTCTTGCTGAATCTGACATGGCAACCTTTACGCAAGGTGAAGCCGTTGCCGACGCATTAAACGCATTGCAACAAGCTTATAAAGAATTTGACAAGGTAACAAAAGAGTTAAGCGAATTAAGAGACGGCTTGAAATAATGCTTGACATTATAATAATATCATTCATAATAGGAATCATAACAGCAATAAAAGAATCATGCGAAAAGTAACACAACAAATTAAACAAGCATTTGAACGCGGCGAAGCTAAGACAGTTGGCAACACCACCACAGACGGCAACACCGTTTGGTTACATGGCAACGCGATTGTCAAGCGTGACGCTGACGGCTTGGTCAGATGGTCGCTTGCAGGATGGAACACACCCACCACACGCGAACGCGTCAACGGCATAGCGAATGCAGATGTTTGCCAATTCAAATTCGAGCCTATACTAAACGGGCAAGTAATTGACTCATCCGATTGGTTCGCATCGCCTAATTCATTGCCCGATCCTCTTGTGTTCTAAGTAGCACAAGATCAACGACTTAGGGAAAACCGCCCTAGCCGTTTTTGCGTAACTCGTTGAATACCAACAACTTACAACAAAATGAAAAAAAAGTTAAAATAAATCAAAATAATACTTGACTTTTGCCGTTTTGTCTGATACATTGTTTATATGATTAAGAATAATAAAGTTGAAGAAATAAAACAAGAATTAAATTTGGATCTCGATCTTGGCTTGGCATTGGCTGAAGCTGAAGGCAACTTGAACCACTTAGCCCGTGAGTCAAATTCATCCGATTGGCAAGGCACAATCACGCAAGGCATGACAATCCTTGACGCATTAAACGCAGTACAAAAAGCAAGAAAAGCCTTTCAACAAATAAAGCAAAATAAATCAAAATAAAGTTTGACTTTTACAAAAAAATACATTAGATTAAGATATGATTAAAAATAATAAAATACAAGTTCGCATTAAAGAATGGTCAACCCATACATCAGTAAAGATCTTCGATCAAGGCATCGACTCGCAAGGCAATGATCGCCCAAGGGTTCGGACTGCATCAAGTCAGTCGCATCTCAATAAGATCATGAAAGACGAAGGTTTAAATCAGTTTCGTTTTAATGTTGTCTTTCAATAATAAGTAAAAATAAGTAAAATAAAACTTGACTTTCAACCAAAACTAGATTAGATTGTATATATGATTAAGAATAAAACATTCATCGCAAGCGTTCATGTCTCTTCCCTCGATGGTGAAGCAATTTCCTTATGGAATAGCAACACTAAGTCGTACATTGACATCGACAAAACACATCACGCAATTACTATACAAGCTGAAGACAAGCACGAAGTCAGACGCAAAGTTGCTCGCATGATTCGCACGCTTCAACCAAAGTTGCAATTCCAAACAAGCATTCAACGCAAAGATGGCGACAATGCTCAATACTACATTCAACAAATTTGGGAAAAATAATCTCAAATAAGTTTGACACAATAACAAAAATTTGCTTTAATAATAAAATGATAAATGTATTCAGAAATCCGAATTTCGAAAATTGGTTTAATGTCGCCTTTAATGGCAAGTTAATTGATGGAGCAAAATCTCATGCGAAAGCTTTACAAATCGCAAAAAAATTAAGTGAAAAAAATAATTCACCGATTCTCTCAAGTAAATAAAAATATGAACGAAAAACAAAAATTGCAAAAAATAATCGACAATCACGCCGAGCCCGCAGAAAATGGTGCTATTCTATCAAGAATGTATGTTATAGCTGC